GAAAGAACGTTACAGGTACAACGACTCAAAACAATACCTATTTAGAGTCTCCTTCTGATTTTTTAGCTCCATATTCGCTTGCTATAGATAACAGTGGTTATGAGTATTTAATACTTAAAGACGTAAACTTTATAAGGCAAGCGTACCCTGTGGCTTCAGCTACAGGTATTCCTAAGTACTATGCAATATTTGATGATTCAACGTTCCTACTAGGGCCGACACCTAATTCAAATCTAACTGCTGAGCTTCATTATTTTTATCAACCTCAATCAATAACGGTATCTACTGATGGCACTAGCTGGCTTGGCGATAACGCTGAAAACACACTGCTTTATGGCTGTTTGGTAGAGGCGTACACGTTTCTTAAAGGTGAGCCTGATTTGTTGCAGCTTTACGTTGGCAGGTATGATCAATCACTTGCTGACCTTAAAAAGCTTGGTGAAGGTTACAACACTACAGACGATTATAGGTCTGGGGCTGTAAGGTCGGGTCGGTGATTGAAGCTGTAAAACTAGAAGTAGGTAACGTCTTAGTAACAACTACCGACAACAAAGGGCATGACCCTGAGTTCTGGGCGCAGACTATATCTGACAGGGTCGTAAGTGTAGGGGGTAATTGTCATCCTGCTATTGCTCAACAAGCTAAAGAGTTTAAAGAGTCGGTCAGAGCGACTGCGTTACACTATATTAAAGAAGCAATTAAGAGCGATAGGACTACACTTACCGCTGAATTTGAACGCCAAGGTCATAAAGATATGGCTGATATAATTAGGAGACTATAATGTCTATTACTACCGCGCTATGCACTAGCTTTAAAGTTGAGATCTTAAAAGGCGTACATAATTTTACGGCTGACAATGATCAATTTAAATTAGCTTTGTATACAAGTTCCGCAACGCTAAATGCAACTACCACTGCGTACACCTCATCTAATGAGACCAGTGGCACGAACTACACAGCAAAGGGTGAGTTCTTAACGTCTGTAACTCCTGTTGCTAGTGGTACTACAGCATTGGTTGACTTTGCCGACTTAACTTTTTCAAATGTTACAGTCACAGCAAATGGCGCGTTAATCTTTAACGAGGTTGCCAGTGGCGACCCATCTGTATGTGCGTTAGCTTTTGGCGGAGATAAGACCAGTACTGCTGGGGATTTTACAATTCAATTCCCTACCGCCGATGCTTCTAACGCAATTATTCGCATCGCATAGGACATAACGTGTGGCAGCTATTAGCGGATGGGGCAGAGGTACTTGGGGCGAAGCTGGATGGGGCGAAACACTCCCAGTCACTGTCACGGGTGTCGCAGGCACTTCGGCTATCGGGTCTGTCACGGTTTCGGCGGCGGCTGATGTCAATGTTACGGGTGTTGTCGGTACGGGCGCGGTTACTATTCCTACGGTTGATGCCGAAGCAAATGTTACCGTCACAGGAGTTGTTGGCACAGGCGCGGTTACTACCGTCACTGTGGATGCGGAAGCCAATGTTCCTGTTACTGGTGTGGCGGGAACGTCTGCCCTCGGAACAATCTCTCTTGTTTCAAACAACACAATCGTACCGACAGGGCTTCAAGGAACTTCAGCAATTGGTACGGTCACGACTAAAGCCAATGCTGATGTCGCCGTCACAGGCGTTTTTGCTACAGGATTTAGTGGCCCGACCTTGGTTTGGGGGCAAATTGACACAAGCCAAACACCAAATTATTCAGAAATATCAACAAGTCAAACACCGAATTATCAAGAGGTAGCATAAAATGGCAACTTTCGTAAATGACCTTAGACTAAAAGAAATTGCCACTGGCGATGAAAGCGGGACTTGGGGCACAAGCACAAACACTAATTTAGAGCTTATTGGCGAAGCAATGGGTGTCGGAGCAGAGGCTGTAGCCAATGCAAGCACTCATACCATCACAATGGCGGATGGCGCTGCTGACCAATTCAGATCTACGTTCTTACGCCTTACCGGCGGTGGACAGGCTTGTACGGTCACCTTAGCTCCTAATACGTTATCCCACACTTGGATCATGCGTAACGAGACAGCAGCCGCTCTAACGTTTACCCAAGGAACTGGCGCAAACGTAATCATAGCTGCCGGTCAAACTAAGATTGTATCTACTGACGGGCTGGGATCAGGCGCAGTTGTTTACGAGATGGATGACCTAGAACTTGCTGGAAATTTAACTGTCGTAGGCGTTCTTGATGTTGACGGCACTACTAACCTAGATGTTGTGGATGTTGATGGCGCTGTAAACTTTGCAGCAGACGTAACTTTTGCAGACGGTGCAGATATTATTACGGCTTCAGCAGGAACAAATAATGTTCGTGTAGGTGTCAACGCAGGTAACAGCATTGCAAGTGGTGGACTTTATAATGTTTTGATTGGTGATGAAGCAGGTACTGCGATTACGACTGGTGATAATAATGTTGCCATAGGATTTCAGGCATTAGATGCTGAAGATGCACATGGTGGAAATGTTGCTATTGGTAGAAGTGCTTTATCTACGTTAAATGCAGGAGCAGATGGTTTTAATACTGCTGTTGGTCATTTAGCAGGAGATTTAATGACCACAGGTCTTCGTAACGTCTTAGTCGGTGGACTAGCAGGAGATGCTTTAACGGATGCAGACGACAATGTTGCGGTGGGAACTTCAGCCTTGAGTTCAGATACATTAGGTAGTAGGTCAGTAGCTATAGGTAAAGAGGCTCTTTTTGCTCAAAACTTCACAACAGCTACCAACGCCTACAACACAGCAGTTGGTGCATTTGCAGGTAATGTAGTATCCACAGCCACTCATAACACTCTAATCGGTGGACTAGCAGGTGCTGCTCTAACTACAGGCGCATCAAATGTTGCGGTGGGTTATGGAGCATTAACGACTGATGATGTTGGTCAACATAACGTAGCTATTGGTAGAGATGCTTTATCAGCTTTAAATATTGCTACTGCTGCTAATACTTATAATACTGCCGTAGGTAGCAGCGCAGGAGCAGCATTAACCACAGGCGTTGAAAATACCCTTGTTGGGGGTCAGGTAGCTGATGCTTTAACCGTAGGTTATCAAAACGTAGCAATGGGCTATAATGCTCTAGGAACAGAACAAGGAGGCTCAAGAAACATAGCCATCGGTGTTGCTGCTTTAGGAACTCAAAATATAGGAACTACGGCAGCAACACATTATAACGTAGGTGTGGGTGCATTATCAGGAACAGCAATAACCACAGGAAGTCGTAACACTTTAATCGGTGGACTAACAGGAATGGCGCTTACCGATGCTGATTATAATGTAGTTCTAGGCTATAACGCTCTTCCCACAGATACTTTAGGGTCCAGAAGCACAGCAATAGGCTATAGTGCTTTAAACAACCAAAACTTTACAACCGCCACGGATTCTTATAATACAGCAGTAGGTTTTTATGCAGGTCTAGGAATAACCGAAGGCACAAATAACACCCTTATCGGTGGTCTAGCAGGTGATGCTCTTACAACAGGAAGCCATAATATAGCTATAGGAAAAGGTGCTCTTTCAACAGATGACTTAGGAAGTCTTTCAGTTGCTATTGGTTATGAAGCTCTTGCTGCACAAAATTATGCTACTGCTACAAATTCTTACAACGTAGCTGTTGGTGCTTCTGCAGGATACGCATTAACCACAGCCACAGAAAACGTCTTAATAGGCGGTTTAGCAGGTGATGCTCTTCTAAATGGTGGGCAAAATGTTGCCGTAGGACATGCTGCACTTTCTGCTGAAGATGGTCATGGGCAAAATGTTGCTATTGGGTATTTAGCATTGGTTGCTCAAAACGCAGGAGCAACAGCTTATAACACAGCGGTAGGGTCACAAGCAGGTCAAGCAATAACCACAGGTCTTAAAAATGTTCTTGTAGGTGGTCTAGCAGGTGATGCTTTAATCGATGCTGACTGGAATACTGCTATTGGAACTCAGGCGTTATCTTCTGATACTTACGGAAGCAAATCTACAGCAGTAGGACAATCTGCTTTATTTACACAAAACTTTACTACTGCTACAGAGTCTTTTAATACAGCAGTTGGCTTTGAAGCAGGTAAAGGAGTAACCACAGGTGCACAAAATACCTATGTGGGTGCTCTTGCAGGAGATGCTTCAACTACTTCTAGTAAAAATGTAGCAATGGGTGTAAACGCATTATCCACTAATATATTAGGAAGCAATAGTACAGCAGTTGGTACTGCTGCTTTGTTTACTCAAAACCCTGCTACGGCTGTTGATATGTACAACACAGCAGTTGGCTTTGAAGCAGGTAAAGGAGTAACCACAGGCATAAATAACACTATCGTTGGTGCTCTAGCAGGAGATACTATAAGCACTGGACATTCACATACCTTAATTGGTAAAAATGCAGGGACTCTTATAGTTGATGCAGAAGAAAATACTTGTGTAGGGCAAAACTCAGGAATTGCAATTACAGGTAGTTATAATAATTGTGTAGGTGCAGCGACAGGTTCGTATGGCGTAAATCTAACATCAGGCTCTAAAAATAATCTTATGGGTAATTATGTTCATACGTCTGCTGCTGATTCAATTAATCAAACTGTTTTTGGCTATAACGTAGCAGGTTCGGCAGATTCCACACTTACCTTCGGCACAGGTACTACAGATACTACTTGTAGTTATGGCGGTACTACTTGGTCAGCACCTTCAGATTCCCGTATGAAAGAAGACGTTGTAACTTCTACAGCAGGTTTATCATTTATTAATGCACTAAGACCTGTAACTTATAAGTGGAAAAAAGAAAAAGATATTTCAACTGCACTAGATGCTTATGTTGAAGGCTCTGAAACAAGAGTAATGAATGACAAAACTAACCACGGTTTTATAGCTCAAGAAGTAAAAACTGTTATAGATGCTCATTCCGAAATTAAAAATGGTTTTAGTATGTGGATGGAAAAAGATAGTGATGGGCAACAACGTGTAGCACCATCAGCTTTAGTTCCAATGCTTGTAAAAGCTATCCAAGAACAAAACGCTTTAATTGAGTCGCTTACGGCTCGTATAACAACCCTAGAAGGGTAAAGGAGAAATAAAATGGTAAGAACCTCAGAAGAAATAACAACCATGTATGACGCAATGGTAGGTATGATTACTGTTATTGATAACTGTTTAGACGACAGCAATGACTTTTGTAATGACATGACCAACGCTGAAAAACAAGAGCGTGTTTTACGCACCTCTGGTTATTTAGAAGAAGGTGTAGCGTTGGCTGATTACGGTGATAAGAGCCTAACAGCAATCAATGCAGCAGTTACAAAAGCAAAAGCATACACCCCATAAATTTATGCAAGGACAAGATGTAAAAATTCTTACGCTACCTGCGTTGTATGTAATGGAAACGACCATGCCTGAAAACATGATTGATTCCGTTAATGACTACATGGATGAATACAAAGAAAAAGAAGAACGTGAATCGTTAGCACCTACGTTGGTAGGGCAAATAGATAAAGGTGAACAGTTGTTATTGGACCACACGGATAAAAGACTGGCTGAGTACACTCAGTTTGTCTGCAATCTTGGTGCTGAATACATTAATAATTTTGGCAGTTCTGGTAACAGAGTAAGCGGACCTAAACAAGTAGAAACAGACCAAACTTGGTCAGTGCACAGTTATGACGGAGACTACAATCCGTTACACGACCACGGCACTAAAACCACTATGGGTATATCCACTACAGCTTGGACTAAAGTACCAGAGCAAATAGGTAAAACAAATGCTACTTCACCAACGTATTCTTTGTATAACGAATCTGGACACGCAGACGGCTGTATTGTTTTTCAATACGGTCAAACAGCAACCACGGACTCAGAGAGGCTAAAGCCTGCTCAATCTATTGTGATGACACCAGAAGTAGGAAAGCTATTGGTTTTCCCTTCGTGGTTACAACACATGGTCTATCCCTTTAAAGGGAAAGGCGAAAGAAGAACCATTGCATCCAACTTAAACTGTTGGGATGTAGTACCAGAAGATAAAAAGAATTAATAAAGGAGAACAGTATGGATTTTTTAATAGGATTACTAGTTGTGGGTGTTTTTGCCTACATGGTTATAAGTAAAAAGAAACCTGAGTGGATTGATTTAATAAAATCTAAACTCAAAAAATAAAAATAAGGGGAACGGCATGGAGCTTACAGGTTATGTTTTATGGAATATATTTTTAACACTTGTTGTAGCCCCTATATTTTATAGCATCCGTGGAAACACATCAGAAAATAAAAGACTTGACATCCTTTTAAATAAAACAAGGGAAGAGATGGCAAAAGAATACGTAACAAAAAAAGAACTTTCAGTCAACATGGACAGAGTTTTTGATACGCTAGACAAAATTGAAGAAAAATTGGACAAACTGTTCGAGGTTAAATCATGATAAAGAAAAATAAAGGAAGTAAAAGAGCACGCTATAACAAAGGTACTCGTTATGATTATCGTACTGGTGGTCGTGTTCGTTATGAAGTAGGCGGTGCTTTTGACGAAAAAAAACTGAACAGAGAAATTAAAGAAGCAATAGATAAAAAAAATAAAGAGAATACTCCGACACCTACACCTACACCTACACCTACACCTACTCCAACACCTACTCCTACGCCTACGCCTACGCCTAC